TCCTTTTCGGTATTCATAAACGCGTAAAACCCTTCATATCGCCTGTCCGTATAATCTGCATCGTTCACAGGACTGTCCCCGTCCCATGCTCCTACCATAAAAAAATCTGTAGACGGATTAAATGTAATGCTGTCGGGCAACAAATCGTTGACCTGTCTGTTCCATTCCTTCGGCGGAAGCCACGGCAATTCTTTTCCGACGGTATCAACAACAATTTTTCTCCCGTTCTTGACCCCGAACGGGATATGTAACTGTGCGTTATCTGTACTGTCTGGACCGTACAGCTTCATAATCTGCCCCCGGTCAGTCTCCAGATGCACGCCGGAAAGCACATGAGGATACCAGATGGCGGCGGTGCTGGATTCGTAAAAATTGAATATTGTCACTATCGCATCATTCATCGGTATCCCTCATTTCACAAAGAGCTTCGTTAAATTTATCCGTAAACGCCCGGATTCTCACGATATTTCCCATGCATTCCTCTGGCACAGAACCGTAAAAGATGATCGTCTCCGGCTGCAACCGCCTCACCATTTCTTCATACCCTGCCAAAAACAGCGCCTTTTTTTCCTTGCTGTTCATGCAGCCAACAGAAGATACCGCCACGGTTCCGCCCTCCGGCTCTCCGTCAAAGCACCAGTCAAATGAGTCCAGCGTGCTCCATGAGATCGTCGGGATAACCTGTATTCCTGCCTCCTGCATATACGCCGCACACCAGTGTTTCCGGTAGTGGTTGTATATTTGCATGACCTTAGGAAAATCTGTATAGGTAGAGAAATCTGGAGACATTACATAGCGAAATCTTTGAAGCATCGGGATATACCGGTCTATGTTTGACCACAGGCGGCAAAACTGGTAATCATCC